CGGGGTTGTTCCGAAAGCCACATAATTACTGTCACTCTGGACTGAGAATTGTCGCTGATTACCAACACATGCTCCTTTTGAAAGACGCCCTCAATCTAGCGCGTTACTCCAATTCCGAAATACAAGCTCGTCACAAGAAACTCTCAGAAGAACTGGCTCTGAAAGAAGCCAACGAAGTGACGAAAACGGAGATTCCTCCTCCAGAACCCGTGTTAGTTTGTGAGCACGCCGCCAAATATCACAAAGTAGCGGCTTGGACCTCTCGCGCGCCTGAAGCTCGCGAATTGTACACTTGCACCCGGCCTGTTTGCAAACAAACTAGCACCCTGGATAAGAAATATCTCGCCGAACAGAAATACGAACTGAACCACCCACTCAGTCACGCTGTTTTCGAGGCTACACCGAATAGAATCCACCTTCTCCACGACGTGATGTACTACGGCTCCGTCTTTGAAAAACTGGAAGAAGCTCCTGAAGGCTCCGTTATTCTATTCAGCATCATGAACTATCCATGCCTCGAAGGTCGATTTTATTATTTCGAAGACGAAGGTTATTTTACTGTCGAGAACGACATGGTCTTCTCCATGCCTAGAGGCAACGGCACTGGCTATAGCCATCCGTATTACAACATTCCTCCGACCTCATTCTCCTTCATTATGACAAACGGACTCGCTTGGAACTGTACAGCCGTTAACACTGTTCAAACTGGACGCTACAGCCATCACACTGCTTACCACAGCACTGTTGACAAAAAACCTTTCTATCCAGAATACAACATCTATGCAAGTCCTTCCACTCATTCAATCGAGTTAATAGAGACCGACGGTCGCACGCACCTTCGTTCAATCATTAAAGGCGAAGCCAAATACCACTCTGACTCGAACGATGCTTCCGTCGTCCATACAAGGCTCTTGATTGATGAGAAGATCCAAAAGAGCTTCGACGAACTGGCTGAACACAAACCTTTAGACAAGAAGGCTGACGCCCAACAAGCGAATTATATATTCCGGATGCTCCAGAGGAACCGCCAACTCCCTGATGACCTCACATTTCGCGCTTTCAGCCACCAGTTCCTCTTTTGGCTCCGAGAGAAAGCCGTGACCTTGAAAGAGATGCGACTGGCTCTTCTGCACCCTGACTTCGCAAACTACGCGGGCACTGAACTCGACATCACCTTGACTACTGAATCCTCTGGTGTCATAGACCGATTGCGATTTGGAATTCAGAAACTGCACGCAGATCTTGACGCCAGTGGAGAAGTGGTCGGCGAAGTTTTCTTTGCAGCCCTCTGTGTTTTGTTCAGCTTTGCTCTTTGTTACACCATTGATTATTCTCTATTTCAATTTACTCTTTTCGTGTGCAACGCAGCCAACGTCTATCGCTGTTGGAATCACAAGAAAGAGCATTTCCTGCGAAATATGCGCATATTCTTTAACTCCATGTACCGGCTTTTCGTTTTTTACCTCGGCTGGCCTATTTCCAATCTTCTGATATGGAGTTACGTCGCTTACTTTGAGCTCTCTTTCCCTTGGGCTTTCGCCGTCATGGTTTCTTGGAACACTTACTTCCCTTGGCAGCTTGAAAAAATGATCGGTCTGACCGCTCCAGGCATCAAGACCGACCGAACCGTTAACAGAGCTGCTGGTCGGGCCACGAAACCAGAAGACCACGAAGTCAAGCTTCTGACCGCCAGGCATTTCCAACAGGAAGACTGCAAGAAATTCTTTCATTTCGTCGGCAACGGCAATCTCGAAATCCTCCAGGGTAGTGAACCTCAACAATGCAAATGTCGCCCTGAATATGCCGACCTGAAAAGTCCTGAAACCCCGATCCACTTCGGTTCATGTCCATTGAACTGCGAGGCGGCCCTCTTCGCGCGGCAATTCAATACCATCTGCAGACCCAATTTGTACGTACTTTCCATTTTCCAAAACTTTGTTAGTTTATACTGGTCTCGCAAAGAAGATACTATCCTCAAAGCCATTGAAGACCTCGAACCTGAAGAGTGTACTTTCGACTACTTCCTCGAAAATTCCGACCCTTCGAAAAGGACTGTGTACAAACAGGGATGGGAACGATTTCTGGAAAAATGCAAAATCCCGAGCATCCTCGAAGAATTTTCGAAAACCAACGAGGTGCATCATGATCTCGTCCAGAACGTTCGTCCTCGCTGTTTATTCAACCCTTCGGCTGAACTCAAAGCCGTCGGAGCTATGTTGGCGCGTTTGATGATCAAAATAGCCAAAAAGTGCGAAGACGGTTTCATCTCAGGCTACTCCGAAGAAGGACTCGCCGAGAAAATTCGCAATGAATGTTTGAAACGTAACATTCCCAGCACTTCCGAAGACTGGTATTCATATGATGGATCCTCTCACGACGCGCACCAACACGCCGAAATCATAGAGATGGTCGACCACCACTTCATGCGCACGTACCTCGCTCGAGTCGCCGAACGCACCGAAATCCCCAAATTCCTCATCCCATACGTCGTTGATATCCT